TTGAAATTAGTTTTAATCCTAAATATTAAGATCCTAGGAGAGTTTTAAATGCAACTCAGTATAATTAGATGTCCAGATAAAATACGTTTCCGTCCATATGTGAAACGTGCGGCTATCTTTTATGCCCAACAATTGATGACACCTAAGATGTTGGACAATATATTTGTTCGCATTAAATTTGATCCTAAATTGGATGCTTTAGGATATGCTGGAGTCATTGATTATAATGAGAGTAATAAACCAAGAGAATTTGAAATAGAAATAAATCCATTAATTGGATCACATGATATTTTAGAAACTTTAGCTCATGAAATGGTTCACATCAAACAATATGTTTATGGTGAAACCAATGAGTATGGTACTCGTTGGAGAGGCCAAAGAATCAATACGGAAAATATGGATTATTACGATGAACCATGGGAAATAGAAGCATATGGTTTATCAACAGGATTGTTTACCAAATTTGCAATTAAAGAAAAGTTATGGGAAGTGTTTTCGGATGTTCGTAATCCGGATGATATACTAAAACCAGAACCTATTGCTTGGAGAAGTATACCACAAATAACCATTGACAATCAACCTATATAATGTTATAGTATTACATATGCGGTGAGTGATAGCACGATATGAGATTCCCTCTTATATTACCTGAGCATAGCAGTGGCACCGCTCCAAATTTTTTAAGGACTATATCATGGCAGTTTTAAAAACAAAGAAAAAAAATCCCATGTTAACCAAAAACGGTAAACCAAGATTAGGACCTTTAAACATCAAACAACTTAATGATATGCTAGAAAAAACTAGCCGACCAAAAGACAAAGCAAAGATACAGAAGCGCATTGCTGTAATAACTTCCAAGCCCCTTTAGCAGAGTGGTAATGCGCCTCACTTGTAATGAGGAGGTCCTGTGTTCGAATCATAGTGGGGGCACCAAATAAAATGACACAAATAAACGCAATCAAACTAGCAGCCCTATCCGTCGCGGTATGGCTATCCTACAAGCTCTCACTAGAGCTTTGGTGTATCACTTACGGACTATTCCATGGCAACTAAACCCGGTTTATACGCAAACATCCACGCTAAGCAAGAGCGCATCAAGGCCGGCTCAGGCGAGAAGATGCGCAAGCCCGGCACCAAGGGTGCTCCAACCCAAGCAGCATTTAAACAATCTGCTAAGACAGCAAAGAAATAATGGCAACAAAGAAAAAAGCCCCATCATTGGCAATTGGCCGCGGTGAGAAGTTACCAGCGTCCCAAGGTGCAGGCTTAACAGCAAAAGGCCGCGCCAAGTATAATGCCGCGACCGGATCAAATTTAAAGGCACCCCAGCCTCAAGGTGGTGCACGTAAAGACTCATTCTGCGCTCGTATGAGTGGCGTTAAAGGCCCTATGAAGGACGAGAATGGTAAACCAACCCGCAAAGCAGCGGCACTAAAAAGGTGGAAGTGTGGCAGCTAAATTCAAATTTACTAAAGACCACGCCAAGATCGTTTTGGATCTAGGTAAAGAAGGCGCATCGCAGAAGGCGATGTATGCAGCCATTGGCATCAGCAAGGACACCGCGGCCAAGTTAAAGAAGGACGACGAGTTCTTTGCAGAGACCATGTCCATGGCAACCACGTACGGCCAAGCCTACTGGGAAAACATGATGTTGGCCAATATAGACAACAAGGGTTTTAATTCGCGGATCGCAGAAATAGCGCTCCGCGGCCAATACCCAGATGATTACAAAGATCGTGTTGACATGAAGCAAAATGTCAAACAGGAAGTTGCGATTGATTTTAACAAAGAAGTATCAGAACTCATCGCCGCCCTAAAAATCTAACTTTTTATTTTTTCAGTTTTATACCAAAAAGGACTCTTCGGAGTCCTTTTTTGCGTATTAGTAAATATACATTAAACCAGACTTGAAAGACTAAAATGACAGCACATGCACTCCTCAGTGCTTCCGGCTCAAAACGGTGGCTATCCTGCACACCTAGCGCCAAATTGGAAGCAACCCTACCAGAACAAAAACGCGGCTCAGGCGCCTTTGACTTTAGTCAAGAAGGTACAATGGCCCATGCACTGGCAGAGGCAAAACTAAGACATTATTTTGGACAGATTGGAATCGAGGAGTATCAACATGAAGAAGCAATCATTAAAGCAACACCCTATTACAACGACGACTTCGAGGCTCACGTCGATAGCTACGTTCTATACGTCCGTAGCCAAATCGGTGAAGGTGATACCCCACTATTTGAACAACGTGTGGATTTCAGTGACTGGGTACCTGACGGATTTGGTACTGCGGACGTCGTTATACTTTCAAAACATTCAATACGAGTCATCGACCTTAAGTTTGGAAAAGGTGTACCCGTCCACGCACAAGACAACCCACAGCTGCGACTCTACGCTCTCGGTGCTTATTCCAAGTTTAAAGAAGAGTATCCAGACCTCAAAGAAGTCAGCTACACGATCCATCAGCCTCGCCTGGACAGCATTTCATCTGACGGAACGTCGATTGCTAAACTGGTCGACTGGGCAAATTACTTCGTCAAACCAAAAGCTAAAAAGGCTTGGTCTGGCGCTGGCGAATTCCTCCCGGGCGAGTGGTGCCAGTTCTGCCGCGCAAAGGCACAGTGCCGCGCCCGGTCGGACTACAACACAGAACTCGCGAAGCAAGAGTTTAAAGCCCCGGCCCTCCTCTCTGAAGAAGAAGTTAGCGAAGTCCTCGTCAAAGCAGGCCAGTTAAAAACCTGGGTAAACGACGTAGAAGAGTTTGCGCTCACCAGAGCAGTAGAACAAAACATCGTACCACCAGGTTTTAAGTTAGGCACAACAGTAACGCATCGTAAGATTAGTGACTCAGCATTGGCAGCAACAGTATTGGTAGAGAAGGGTATGGACCCAGCAGTTATTTGGGAACCACCTAAACTCAAATCCATCTCGGTGCTTGAGAAGCTGGGACCTAAAGGTCAAGTGGCTTCATGGCTTGGTGACTTAGTTCAAAAGCCAGCAGGCTCACCGAAGTTAGTTAAGGCAAAAGAAGTAGATGCCAAGGAGGACTTTTTATGACAGCCTCCCATTATATTGTAGCAATTGTAGGAGTAGGGTATTTAGTAGTTGGGGTCCAACAATTGATGCTCAAGAACACCGGAGCAGCAATTATGTGGATAGGGTACAGCTTTAGTCAAATAGGGTTGTATATGGGACTTGCCAAATAGGAGTGTATATGATGGTAGAGCACTATGGGTCGGAGTTTGAAGTTCCCGACCTGTTAATTGATAAGTTCTTAAAAGACTTTGACTCTCTACCCGGAAGCGGACACCGAGAAGGTATCTGCCAGATTAGAGACTCAATAGACGAAGTGTTGGAGATAGTAGAAGAGGAACCTGATATACTAGAAGAACCAGAGTATTTACTGGACTTCATTAGGGCCTTAGCAATGAAGCAAGCAATGGGAAAGTTAGGCATTTTGTATGATTCTTAACTATCTCACATTATGAAATTTAAAGTAGTAGAATTGCGTATTAGTAACATCAGAAGTAAGGGTAGACAGATTGGCCCCTATTGAAGACCAATCTTAATGTTTAAAAGGAATTAAATATCATGGCATCAAAATCAATCAAAACCAAGTTTGTAACTGGCAAAGTACGTTTCTCTTACGCTAACGTGTTCCAGCCTGCTGAGACACCAAACGGTACATTGAAGTACTCAGTTTCAATCTTGATTCCAAAGTCCGATAAAGACACGGTAGCTCGCTTTCAAAAAGCATTTGAAGACACTAAGACAGCTAACGCCGCAGTATGGGGTGGTTCAGTTCCTAAGATGCTCAAAGGCGGTTTGCGTGATGGTGATGCTGAGAAAGATGACGCAGCGTACGCTGGTCACTATTTCATTAACGCCAGCTCTAACGAGAAGCCCGGCATTGTTGACGCTGATTTGAACCCAATCATTGACACCAGCGAGTTTTACTCTGGTTGCTATGGTCGCGCTTCAATCACTTTGTATCCGTACGATACAAGCGGCTCCAAGGGTATTGCTGCAGGTTTGAACAACGTGCAGAAGTTAGAAGATGGTGAGAAGTTTGGCGGAACAACTTCCGCAGCAGCAGACTTCGCAGTTTAATAAATACTTTGTGGTACCTTGTAGTGCAGGGAGTGTCCATCGAAACGGTGGTCTCCCTTTTTCATCAACG